AAGGTTAAAGATGAGTCCAGATCAATGGTTAGCTAGTCAACCAAAGAAAGAAAAGGCTCAAGCTGGATTAAGCCCTGACCAATGGTTGGAGCAACAAAAAGAAAAGCCTAGTGTTGCTTTAAGTCCTGACCAATGGCTAGAGCAACAAAAGAATGCCCCTCAGCCTGATGAGCTGGGTAGGTATAAGGCCGAGCCTTCTGGAGAAACTAAGACTTCTAACCCATTTAAGGGGCTTGCTGCTCGTGCCGCTGATTTAGCTGGTTCGGGTATTGAAGCCATTGCTAGAGGTACTACAGCCCTTGGTGAGCGCATGGAAGGTGCCCTTACCCCCGAGCAAAAAGCTGCAATGGACGAAAGCCGTAAGCAGTCCCCTGAGTTTGTTCAAAGCACACTTAAAGCAGCAGAAGACTTCCAACAAGGACTATCTAATTTTTCTAAAGGTCTTAAAGACTGGAGTAAGGATGTTGGCTATGCCCCATCTATGCAACTGGGTGAACTTCCAGGCAACCCATTAAAAGCAGTTCCTTTCATTGCCGAGCGTATTATTGCCTCATCTCCTGATATGGTGGCTGCAGTTGGCGCAACTCCTGCTTATATTATTGCTAGAACTAACGAGATTCTTAATGACCGTCTAGAAAATGATAATAAAGATTGGCGTGAGTCTACTGTAACTGACGTTGCTTCTGCTACAGGTGCAGCTATACTTGAGACTTACCTAGAGAAGTTTGCTACTAAACACTTAATGCCAGGTGCAGGTCCTGTTGCTGGCACAGTAGGTAAACGCATTGGTAAAGAAACAGCAATACAATCTGGTACAGAAGCAGTTGAAGAAGGTATTGGTTATTTAGGTGGTGCTGCAGGCACTGAAAAAGGTATTGACCCATACCAAATGGCGCAGCAAATGATCGAAGGCGCTATAGTCGGCGGTGGTTTGGGTGCGACTGTTCAAGGAGGAAAAGAATATGTATCGAGACCTAGAGTTAACGATGGAGCAGGTGAGCCAAGCATTCCGAGTGATAGCACTGAAGGAGAAGCTCCCGGAGGAACTGGAAGATCTGACGAAGAAAGATTGGATGTTTCTGGCAAACGCACTAGAATTATTAATGGAAGAGAAGAAAGCGTCTACGGTCAACTAGAAGAAATTAACTTGCAAATCAAAGGGTTAGAGGAGCAACGTAAACAAATACAAGACCCTAATGATCCTGCTATTAGCGATATAGACCAAGAAATAGCCCAACTAAATCAAGCTAAAAAAGAAATAGATAAACCTGCGCCAATCCCAAAAGCAGGAAATACAGTAGTTCTAAACTACGATACTGAAGCAGGTGTTAAGCAAAAAGAAGCCGTAGTCGGTACACCTGTTTACGTGGATGCTGAAGGCAACGTAGTTAAAAAGAATCAGTTTGGTGGGTTCCCTAAAGGGACTAAAAACCCACAGCCTATGGTGCCATTGACGTTTACTTTTGACGGTAAACCTACAACCACAATGATGTCGCCGACTGAGTTAAGCACCCGCACGACCGAGATTATTGAGCCTACTCCAGCTAAAGAAAAAGCATACAATGCCCCAGGCCAAGAAGGGTTTGAGTTTACTGAGCCAGATGAGAACACACAACGTACATTAAGTAGCGAGCCTACAGAGTTTGGTTTGACTGCTCCTGAGGGTAGCATTGATGTATCTAAGCCGCTTGAAAAGCTAGAGACTCCTGACTATGAGACTAGCAAGATGATGTTAGTAAGTACAGGTGCACAGCCTACAGCTCGTGTTTCTTCGTTTATTAGAAGCCTAGTACCAAACACTCAAAGTGAATCTGAAGCTAAGGCATACAGCGCCGAGCTAGAAAACATTGTTAACGAGATTGAAGAGTTCCATCAAGACGCCCAAGGACAAGAACGCACGAACCGTTTACGTTGGTTAAACAACTTTTTTGATGCTTTTAGTATTGCCCCAATAGCTAACCAAGGTGATACTTCTCGTCTGCCTGAACTTATTAAGAACCGCACTGCACAAGAACAAGAAGCACTTTTGTCTGCTGCAACCCAACTACCTAAGTTAAATACTGCTCGTGGATTAGATAAGTTCCGCAACATGCTAACTGAGCACATGATGGATTACACCGAGGCTAAACTTGGGCGCTCTAAAGAAAATGCGGTGCTTCCGTTTGACGCCGACACCGGTGTAGACTTAGTCCCAACACAGGACCAAAAGGTTCTATCTCAGTTAACTAAGGATAGCAAAGATCCTAAAGAACGTGCAGCTTATAACTACTTTAGTAGCTACGCCGACTACTTCTCCCCGTACATTATGGCAATGCGGTCGGCGGCGTATGACTTAGGGGCTAGCACTGCTGTTAAACAAGGTGAGCTATACAAAGGGCAGAACCGTGAGACTGCTAAGTTATTCCGAGATTGGATTGCCCAAAACTTAGGTCTTAATACGCTAGCTCGTTTTGATGCGACTGTAGAAGAGTTCCGTAAACAGAACGACCGTTCTAGCAAACTAGATAAAGAAGCGCAAGCAATTGAAGACCGAGGCCCTATTGACAAGAAGGCTCCTATATTGCAGTCATTGTTTAGGGCGCCTAGCGGTAGCGTATCAAAAACATTACCTATAAGAATAGGTAAGAAGCTGTCTCGTGGGTTAACGCAGTTTATTAACCCTAAGCGTTTTGATGTAATGCACCCAGCTATCCAAGAAAAGATTAACCAAAATGATCTTCAAGGTGCTTTAAAGCTTATCTCTAATGCTAAGTATGGCAGCGTGTTCCAGCAAAATTTAGCCAAGCGTTTATTAGAGCTCAAACTAAATACAACTATTATGTTTGATGCGCAGGAATTGTATGCTCAAAAGCTTGTTGACAGAAACACTTCCATAGAACGCCTTGAATTAACTAGCTTCTTAAAAGCGGCCTACCCAGAAGTAGCTAAAAAATACTTTAATAACTTAACCAATATTAAAGAAACCTTTAATTCAATTAGCCAATTACGTGAAGGCAAGCTAGGCATCGACGCCGACGGGTTAAAAGCCTACGTCGGTCAGATTGAAACTATGTATGAGCAGTATCAAGCTGGTGTTGCTATATTAAACGCTAGTGGTACTTACTTCCCATACCTAAACACTATTACTTTAAACAAAAAGCGTGGTGGTAATAGCTTAGATGTATTCTTACACGAGGTTACCCATGCTGCTTCTGAGTATGCTTTAGACCCAGATAACTATGACAAGTTAAGTCCTGCACAGCAAAAAGCTATTGACGAGCTTAAGAAACTACATACGACTGCCTTACAGCGTATGCAACAAGAATTAAAGCTAGGTATACAAAGCGAATTTAATGTATCTGATTTAAAAGAGTTTGTTGCAGAAGCTTTTTCCAATCCACAATTCCAAAAGTTATTGCAAGGCTTTGACTACGAAGGGACTAAAGAACAGTTCCGTGGTTTAGATGTGCCTATTGAATACGCTAGAAATAGCAAGTTTATGAATAAGCTTAAGCAAGCTAAAGACAATGGGGACTTAACCTTTGAGTTTGACGAATCTGCTGAAGAAGCCGTTGAACGAAACATTAGAGAAGGTAAAGACATTGCAAGGGGCGAAGGGGTTATTTACAACGACAATAATGTTGTTATTACAGGTGTTGTTAAAGAAGTTACTTACGCAACTGCCAAAGGCATTTCCAAAAAATTAAAAGAAAAAGCATTTACTGAAGCTTACAACAACGCTAAAGCTCGAGGTGCAAAAGTATTTACTTGGGAAGGCGTTAAATATTTTACTAGCTTTGACGCTAAACCTAACAAACGCACTATTTGGGATGACTTTACTAAAGCTGTAATTAAGCTAATTGGCATGGATAATATCTTGGGGTATACCCTAGCTAATGCTAACGTTATTTTACAAGCACCTCCTGCCCTATCTACAGAAGCTTACAGCTTAAACGCTAAAGGTAAGAGTGGTAGTTATGCTTTAGACCAGACTTTCCGTACCGCACCAGCAAGTAGAGCTGCATCAGTTAGTGCTGTGTTTTCTGGACGTCCGTCATGGGGCAGCGTAAAAAATGGTATGTTTGATTTCCTAAACAGCCAAAAAGAATCTAAGCGAAAGTATCTGCTTAACGGTTTAACCTTGCGTATGTTGCAAGACATAGTCGGTAATAAGCTCCCTCAGCTAAAGTCTTTTATCGAAGAAACTGAAAAGATGGCTACTATGCGAGATAGTATCCTCAATGACGTAGGTAAGATTGCTAAAGAATGGACTCAATGGCAGAAAAATAACCCAGAAAAAGCTGATACTCTTAACAAGTTAATGATTGATAGTTCACGTCTGTTTATTGATCCTGAGTTTAATAAATCGGATGCTAAGTTAAACGCTGCTTGGGCTGCTATTGGCCCAGAAGGCCAAAAAATATACAGCAAAGCTAGGGATTTCTTTGAAGCACGTAAAAAAGCTTTTGATAAGAGCACGCTAGCAAACATTAAAAAGCATCTAATCGGCAAAGGTTTAACTGAAGCTGAAGCAGTGGTACATCCTGATTATATTGGCATGCAAAAACGCCAAGCTAAACACACTATATCTCCGTACTTCCCGTTCAGACGTAATGGTGAGTTCTGGTATCAAGTTACTTCCCAAGGCGGTAAGCTAGAAGAGTTTGTGCAGTTTGAGACTGAAAAAGAACGTACTGAAGCTATGAAAGAGCGTCAAGCTGAACTAGACCGTCAAGGCTCTAACAGCACTATGTCTCAAGGTAACTCTATTCGCCAAGCAGTAAGCACTAATTTACAAAGCTTAGAGTTCCTAGAAACTATTAAGAAAATGATCGGCGCTGGACAAGGCGCTGGAAATGCTAAGCTCAAAGAAAACTTAATTGCTAGCGTTGAAGAACTGTATCTAAGCGTACTCCCAGACCAAAGCGTGCGTAAGTTGTTTAATCGTAAAGGCACTCCAGGTATGAATCCGGATATGCTTCGTGCGTTTACAGCTACGGGTTTCCGCATGGCTTATCAACATGCTCGCTACGAACATACTAGTAAGTTGTTTAAAACTCTTGAGTCGGCGGAAGCTCGCTTAAAAGGTATGGACCCTAAAGAGGCTGGTCAACTACGTGATTATATTAATCAGTTCTACAAAAACTTAGACAAGATTTTAAACCCACCTGATACCGACCCTATTGTAGGAAAAATATCTGACATATCCTTCTTATGGTATTTGAGCGGCCCTGCATCAGCTTTTGTTAACATGCTCGGCGTGCCTGCAGTATCGTTCCCTGTGGTGGCTGCTAGGTTCGGTGCTACTAAGACTGCAGCTAAGATGCTTGTCGAATATCCTGCTAAGTTTTTAAAAGCTGGCTTTATAGGCCCAGATGGTAAAGTTGCATTCCCTTCTTTAGAAAACAACTCAAAGGCTTTGACTAAAGTACAGCAAGATGCGTTTAAAGAACTAGGTCCTCTATTTAACCTTACCCTTACTCATGACGTAGCCGGACTATCTTCTGTGCCATCTATGCAATATACCGGTGCATGGAAAAAGACTATGGGTGTGTTTACCGCTTTGTTTCACGGCGCTGAGAAGTTTAACCGTGAAGTAGTTGGTATGTCTATTTTTGATATGTCTTATGAGCGCAACCTTAAAAACGGTATGACTCAAAAGCGTGCATTTGAAAAAGCTGTTTCAGAAACTAAAGAGCTAACCTATAAGTCTATGGGTGATTACTCTACTGAGAACAAACCTTTAGTCCTACAAAACCAATACTCTAAGGTTATATTCCAGTTTAAACAATTCCCATTAACTATGACCTACTTGCTTGTTCGTAGTGGTATTGAAGGTTTTAGCAGCGACTATAAGAAGGGCGACACAAAAGCTAGCCTACAGAAAGAACTAGGTACGCTCCAAGCTGCACGCTCAAACGCAATCGGTAATCCAGACGTAAGTAAAAGCGAAATGGATCAAATTAAGCGTGATATTGAGGCTGTGCAAAGACGTATAAACGCACGCCAAGATACCGCTACTGATATTAACGCCGAGCGGGTACTAGACGGATTACCTGATTTAACCGGTGATAAGTTAGACCAGGCTGTTACAAAGCAATTAGCGGCGTTTAAAAAAGAAGGTATGGATCGCCTTATGGGCACCCTAGGCATGACTTTCGTGTTTGGCGGTGCAACTGCTATGTTTGGCTGGTCGGCGTTCTCTAGCTTAATGGAAGCTATGCACTACATGTGGGCTGATGACGACGAGAAAGATGAACCGTTTAGCTTTGACAATTGGTTTAAGAACTGGACAAACGAGACTTTTGGTGGTTTCCTTGGGGATGCTATTTCTCGTGGTATTGTTTCTCAAGCAACAGGACTAAACGTTGCCGACCGTATGAGCTTAGATGGTATGTGGTTTAGAGACAATAGGAATAGCCCAGATGCAAAATCAGCGCTAGAAGCTTATATCGTTAGCCTATTAGGTCCTACAGCCGGTCTATTAGTAAGTGGAGCTAGCGCAGTAGACTTATTAAATCAAGGCCATTACGAGCGTGCATTAGAAACAGCATCGCCAGCGTTTGCTAGAAACTTCTTGAAAGCTAATCGTTTTGGTACAGAAGGTGCACTTTCTTTAAGTGGCGATGAGTTAATCCCAGACTTTAGTGCGGTTGAAGTTGCAGGCCAAGCACTTGGGTTTAGTCCAGAACGTCTTGCGCAAAAACAAAAAGCTAACATTGAGATGAAAGCTGCTGAGCAGGAAATCCTTAAGAAACACCAAAGCTTGCTTAACTCTTACTTTATGGCCTTTGATACCAACGACGCCGACATGCAGGAAAGAATCTTTAACAAGATTATGAACTTTAACGCTGCTAATCCTGGCTCAGCTATTACGCCAAGATCCTTACGTGAATCCATTAAGCGTCGGTATAAGCAACGTTCTCTTGCAGAGGGAACTGGTGGCGCCCGCATCAACAAAAAGCTTATAGGGCAGCTTGGTGGTATGAACGACTACGGCGACACAGATTAAAAAAATCCCGCTTTTTACGGCGGGATTCAAAGTATTACCAGAAAGGAGTAGCCAATGAATGCAGCTACGATTCTATGATACTACCTAAGTCGCCAAACACGCAAGCCATAAATGCCCTCGTCTACGCTAACTTGGGTTTTTATCTTGTAGCCTAGCCTTTTTGTAACCGTAGTTATCTCAGTCAGCGCAGCTTCCGTATCTAAACAAGGGATAAAGAAAGATGTGCCGACTGCAAACTTAGCCCAGTTAATCCGAAAGCTCAGCCCGTGGATCAGCATCTGGTACCTGTTTAACGGATTCTATGAACGTATCTGTATCAAGGAAATGCCCTTTGCTTAGATCAAATTTATAGGCATCAACGGGGGAAGAAGGGATTTTAGTGCCCTTAGACAACCGCTTCTTAACCAGCCCAAGGTAGATAGCATTAGACTCTAGGTCTTTCAGTATCTCTTTTAGGGTTATCTGATTCTTAGAACAGTAGGCTCTTAGCTGCTTAGCATTGATATACAGTAGCTTATCATCCGGCTCAATGCGTACAAATAAGTCATTGAACTTAGGCTCTACGATTGGCAGCTGCTCCATGCCTGTACGTCCGTCAACCTTGGCGTTAATAACTAAAGTCGAAGCACGGTTCTCGTTCATAAACTCGCCTATCACGCTAGCTTGACTGTTGGCAGTCGGTGCTTTAATGTCGGCACGCATTGCCTTAACTTCATTGATAGCCCAGCGGTATACACGCCCAATATCAAAGTCAGGGATAATACCTAGGTCTTTAGCCATCAGTGCACCAGCAATGTTACATGCAACAACTGCAGACCAAAAGCGCTCACGGTTAGTTAGGCCGATAGCCTCATCAATCTTCTGCTGTACCTGCAATACTGTATTAATAGCATCTTCTAAGTTACCGACTAGGTACTTGATATATTCCTGACCTGCGTGTCCGTAGTTAGAATAAAGCTTATTGAATATAACGTCGGCGTCTTCCTTCGAGATTTTATCTGTCATCTCAATGCGGTACTCAAACAAACGCATAAACTCGCCGTCTGGTGTAGCTTTTAACGCAGCTAGCTTATCTTGGAAAGAAGCATTGGAAGAAGCAAGAGCCATCGTAGCCCACTTCGTTAAGTTAATCCGCTCAGAGTTAGAGTGCTGCTGCATACGGTTCTTACCACGACCTTGTGAAATACCATAGGCTAAGTCTGAGAAGTGATCCCCCGATAGCTTAGTAATCTCGTCAATCGTAACCGGCAAGTTATTCATAATGCCCAAGCGGTGAATCATGGAGTTCTGTGTATCTTTCCATTGAAGCATTAACTCGTCAGGGTGACCGTAGACGCTGTTGCACATCTTAAGGATTGTGGACTTACCTGTACCAGAGGTGTTTTTCACCAAGTTAATAATCGCACCACGCAGGTTTAAATGCTTGAGCAATGGGGAGCCAAAGGCGGTAAAGAACCCAAACGCATGTGGCTCAAATCCTTCTTGGTTGTATACGTTGGCAACTTCCTGCCATTCTTGTAAAGAACCTTTTGGAACCATCCATGTAGCCAAGTTCCCTGTTGCCGTTGACGGTGGGCTGTAGGTATCCCCATCCGCTGTAATCTCTCTATCACCGAGGATAAACTCTTTGTTATCGTCAGTCCAACCAAATTGTGTACGCATAATTTCTGTCCTTTGCTTATGCTGGAGTTCTTTAGCTGCGGTAATTAAGTAAGACATGATGTTATCCATCTGCTTCTTAGGTCCGTATATGCTATGAAAACCAAGCTTTTCTTTTAGTTTATCAAGTGCCATTAACTCAGTAGCTGGCAACGAAAATTCTTTTACTCCGTCTTGTGGGAAGTGTGCCCTAATCCAGACCGACTCGCCTTTAGCAGGATCATATAGACGCTTCACAATATACAAATCGTGTTCATATATTAAGTCGGCGCCATCGTCCTCATCTAATGGCTGTCTGTAGACACCCCCATTTTTACCCCTAAAGTAGGGGAATGGAAACTCGGGTACTTTGTATACTTCTTTTGTCCCATCAACCGCTTCTTGAATAATTGGAGCATCCTTGGGAGCGGCCGCAATTTCAGAGCCGAGCAATATCGGAGAAGTAATCTGACCCTTATGCGAACACTCGGCACATCCGGATGGGTTAAGTTTCTCGAAAGTCGAACACGTATAAGGGCCTTTGGTCGACAATGCTTTTTTCTCAGTTTCCTGCGCCGAATATTGTGGATGATTACTCGAGATGATATGTATTGCTTCATCTGCGTCTACACAATGGGCGGCGATAGATAGTCCTGCTCTCCATAATGGCTCCTCTATATCTGCTTGGTTAATAGCAATGTTTTCTAGCTGTGGGCACCCTTTGTTTTCCGTAGTCTTCATCATGATGGTGCGGAACCGACTTTGACGATTGCTCATCGCAGCTTGGGTCATGGCACTTAACTGACGTGGAATGTAGTCAGGGGCAATTAAGACTCCAATGGCAGCTTTTATATCCTCATACGCAGTCTCGCCTGCAATACGAATAATACTTACTGGTAGTGGTGGGTCTTGCTTAAAGTTAAATGTCTCAGGCACCCTTAGGATGGATGCGCTTTCTGCAGTGCGTGATGGGTCACCTCTAAAGCCGTGCTCTTCACACAAAGCTTTAAGGCGGTCGGCGACGGGTTTCCATTCGGCACGACTAATTGTCTCTGCCAATCTCCAATAAGCATGGATACCACGACCGGAATTTACTATCGTTGGTAACGGCAGTAGTAGGGTTTCACAAAACTTTTTGAGTTCTTCTAAACCGGTGGCTTGGTCTAAGTAACCTTTGCCACTTAAATCCTTGTCAATACCACAATCAATATCTATCCAAAAAGATTTGAAATATGCGCTGTTCTTTTGTGTGCGGCCATCTTCATCGTTTTCATATTTAGCACAAGCAAAATAAACATCGTACTTCTCCAGTAACAGGTTTGTTATCTCTTCGTCAGCTTCTTCTAACGTCTTAACAAATGTCTGCTTTGGTCGCCCCTCTTGGTTTAAACCGACAATGCAATACCACCCTTCCGGGGGAAGCACTGCATTTAATAAATCTGTCGTTGCCATATCACCTCAAAATCCGAAGAAAGGAAGGGCAGCAGGGGGGTCGGCATCCCCCTTTTCGTTCCGTCAAACTAGCTGCCCCGGGGGTAAACTACTTAGCTAATAGCTTCTCTATCTCAGTAGCCGTAGTCTTGTGCGGGGTCACAGTACCTGTAAACCAGTTGTATACAGTCATTCGAGAAACACCAAACTTCGATGCTATCTCTGCGACTGGAATATCCTGTGCAATACAGTACCTGCCAAGCTTAACTCCAATATGCTTGGAGTCAGCGGCTTTATTTGCCTTTACAAGACGATAACTATAGCCTCTTAAGCTCATACGTTCTCTTGGCCCCAACTACCCATGATTGCTGCTAAATCTTTTTTGGGCGTAGGTTCCGCAGTCTTCTTCTCAGGACGCTTCTTTGGCTCTTCTACTTCAGCTTCAACTGGCGCAGCTTGCTTTGGTGCGGCTAACGCTGGTGCTTTATCAGTCTTAGTGAATGTAAACTCAACTGCTCGCTTAGCTGCTGGGGTTTCGCCTTGACGCTTAGCAACTTCCCACTGCTCTTTAGACAAGAACTTCAAAGGTTTAAAGAACAACTTAGCAGTATCACTATCAGAATCAAAACGCATCTCGGTAGTAAGCGTATTCAAGTTGTAGCCTTGTGAGCCAACATACTTAACATACTGCTCAAATGGCATGTGGGTTAAATCCCCTTTACCAAAGATGGACTTAGATGCAAGTTGTAATTGATATACATCCCCACCAATGTCGTCAGCAAGAGCAACAGCAACACGGCGGAAATGACGACAAGCACGCCCTCCACCAGCACCGGATCCCTTAACGTTTTGCGGACATTCTGTGCAGTTGTGGTGCTGAGGAGCTTCAACTGTTGCGTCAGGCGCAACGCCATTATTAGACCAGCAATCTGGAATTGCAGCGTCTTCTTTCGGATTATAAGCTTTAGCATAAAATGTTCTTGAAACGTCCTTTGCTGCGTTTACGATAACTACATTTAGCGAATCGCTATTACTTGTTAATACTTCTTCCCCATTTACAACCATACGGAATTTGCCGCCCCGTAATGAGATACGCTTGCTGCCGTTATTGCCTACCAACGCTTTAGTAATATCATCTAACTTTACGTCTTTTAGGTAGTCGGGTAAATCTTGATTAAAAAGAGTGATTTCACTCATTTGCTTCTCCTTACTGTTATTGAATGCTCTGCTTCCACATTTAACCCGAGCGGAAGCATATCGGGGTTCTCTTCTAAAAACTGCTTGATATTTGTTTGATGAATACGCCGTTCTAACAACTCAGGAATATTGTGCTCAAACATAAAAGCGTAAAACTTTTCCCAATCATTAGTCCAGTAACGCTTCTTAACAGACTGCATAATTGTGCCGTTTGGGGTTTTAATACTTGTAGCCCCAGTAGTCTTGCACACATCAAGCATTTGTTGCTCAAGGACTTCTAGCTGAGATTCAAAGTCGGCTTCAATCTTGTCGGCTTCTTTTCTAGCTTCGTCTCTTGCGTCTCTAATCTTTATATAGACTTCGACGATTTGATCGACTGTTATATCTGACATACCTTCCTTTCTTTGTTTACGAATCTTTGTTCGTTAAATAATAGTAATACTAAAATTTTAATTTGTCAACTATCTTCTTCAACTTCATTTTTATATAGGTCGATTAGTTTATCATGAACATCAAGTTTATTTTGCAGCATAGAATACAGTCTTGTCTCTACGGGAGAACCCTTAATATGCACGATTGTCATAGGGTTCTTTTGCCCTTGTCGGTCAATACGAGCATTGGCTTGCAAATATGTTTCAATTGATGTAACAGGAGCGTACCAAATAATTGTATCGGCAGCAGTTAGGGTAACTCCGTGTGCTGCAGATTGTGGTTGAATAATCAAGACCTTAGGGTACGGTGTCTCTTGAAATCTTTTGAATATCTCAGTCCGTTTATTAACGGGAACGGCTCCGTTGATGATATCGCAGACAATACCTGCCCCTCTCAAATGCTCACTGAGTAACTCTATTGTATGAGTAAACGGTACAAATACAAGGACTTTTTGACTAGACTCGTTAATAACCTCTTCGACAACACGGAGACGATTAGACACATCAAACTCAATAACAGCACCGGTATCAGAATAGACAGCCCCACCAGAAATCTGCAATAATTTATTGATATTGACAGCAGCGTTGACGGTACTGATTTCCTCCCCCGCAGCCACCATGAGCATTTCTTTTTTGAGCAGCTTGTAGAACTTGTCTTGTTGTGGTGTGAGTGGTGCGTCTCTGTATACATGGGTAACATCCGGTAGGTCTAGACATTCTTTTTTAGTAAAGCGAATAGCAGGTTGCAGTGCACGATAAACTACTTGACTTGCGGTTGGCTTTGGCATCCATTTAAACTTACTGATGCTAACCATAGTCTGATCCCTAAACGCCCCAAAGAATCTTGGTACATTATCGGGTACGCACATCTTGGCTAAGCCGTAGGCATCGGTCGGACTTTGAGCTGCTGGTGTTCCAGTCATCATCCATAGCCATGTGTCTGGTGTTATTAGCTTATGGAGAGTCTTCCATCGCTGTGTAGTTGGTGTCTTGTATGCGTTAGCTTCGTCAATTACGATTAGGTCGAACCCGCCATTTGCAATGCTGTCGGCGACGATTTCAACTCCGTCATAATTGATAATAACAAACTCGGCATCGCTCTCTATGATGGCTTTACGCTTTAGTCTATCGCCATACGCTACGGCTACTTTGCGGTGTACGGCAAACTTAAATAAATCTGCTTGCCATGCTGACTGCATAATTGATAGAGGGCATATGATTAAAACCCTGCGGATTACTTCTTGTTCCATCAGGCAGTCTGCTGCCCATATAGCTGATGCAGTCTTACCTGTACCTTGCTCGTTAAAGCAAAAGGCTCTTTGGTTTGTTGCTAAAAATATTGCTGTTTTTCTTTGGTGCTCCATTGGGGGATAAACCCCAGGCCATGCGTAAGGTTTAGGCTTTTCCATTCTTTGGTTTGTTTCGCTTAACAGTGTGGTCTGAGTTTCGGCTGAATGAGCGGTTGGCACTTTTTGATTTGAGCTTAAGATTGCTAGGGGCGTTCGTGCCGCCTTTTGAAAGAGGGATAACATGGTCAATATCCTTCCCCGCTCTGTCCACGCCCTTCTTGTCCATCGCATAGCGTGCTCTCTCCCGAGCATTGCGAGCTGGCTGCTCCCCCCGCTCCTTCTGCTGCTGGTATTCCTTCTTGTAGGGGCGTGGTTTGTTTACATAGGGCATAACGGTCTTCCTCTTTATGGAAAATATAGAGACTTCCGTCTCCTTTTTA